TTTAGACATTGATATGGCACTAGCAGGTAAAGCTACATTTAATGGCGATGTGTCTGTGGGTGCAAAACTAATAATGCCTGATAATACAGCACACAAACTACTTATTGCTGACGGGACTAGTTACGAAGAAAAAGCTGTAGGTGATTTAAATGAGATAAGCACGGTGGCAAATGATGATGTGTTTCTTGCCGTAGATACTTCTGGTGGTGGACTTAAAAAGATTACACGTAGTACCATAGTTTCTGGTCTTGCTGTATCTGGTGCTTCCATAGCTAATGTAGTAGAGGACAATACACCACAACTAGGTGGTAATTTAGATTTAAACTCAAACAATATTAATGGTGCTGGTGACATACTTCTTAATGATGGAAGATTCATAGGTGATGCAAACGGTAACGAACAGATAATCTTCCAGACTACAAGCTCTGCAGTTAATCAGTTTGATGTAACTAACGCAGCTACAGGCAATGCACCTGAATTATCTGCAACAGGTGGTGATACAAATATTGATTTAAAACTTACACCTAAAGGTACAGGTCAAGTAGTAATTGATGGTAACGTAGGGATAGAGTCAGGTGTCATTGATCTTAAAAATGCAGGGTCGCAGTCATACATAAGATTTTACTGTGAGTCTTCTAACGCACACTATGCACAACTTCAAGCACCTGCACACTCTGCCTTTGGTGGTAATATAACTTTAACTCTTCCAGCTACCACAGATACACTAGTAGGTAAAACTACCACAGACACGCTAACAAATAAAACACTCACAAGTCCTGTTCTTAATACTGCCACAGTAGGCACATCTATCGTACCAGCAAGTGCAGATGGAGCAACACTAGGTAGCGCAAGCGCAGAGTTTTCTGATTTGTTCTTAGCTGATGGTGCAGTAATATCTTTTGGTAACGATCAAGAAATAACACTAACTCATGTTGCTGATGACGGTCTTATACTTAAACATGTAGGAACAGGTGATGGTAAAGAGCCTAGTTTTTCTTTTCATGCTGGTGACAACGATATTGCAGCAGATGATGTATTAGGATCTATATTCTTTAAAGCACCAGATGAGGGTTCTGGTACAGACGCTATTCTAGTTGCGGCAGGTATTGAAGCAGTATCAGAGGGAGACTTTAGTGCTTCTAATAATGCGACTAAGCTATCGTTTTTAACGGGTGCTTCTGAAGCGGCAGCAGAAAAAATGTCATTAAGCTCTGCTGGACTTCTTACTATTGCAGATGACCTAATGATAAAAGATGGCGGTACTATTGGTGTTGCCTCTACGAATGACGCGATTACTATTAGTAGTGCTGGTATTGTAACATTTAAAGATGACATACTAATAAAAGATGGTGGCACTATTGGTTCTGCTTCAGATGCCGATGCTATTACTATTGCTTCAAATGGAGTAGTAACTTTTAGTCAAGCTGTGTCAGGCACATCAGCAGACTTTGATGGTGGTGTAACAATAGATAACATTACTATTGATGGCACTGAGATAGATTTATCTTCTGGTGACTTGACAGTAGATGTAGCAGGTGATATAATTTTAGATGCTGATGGTGGTGACTTTAAGTTTCAAGATGATGGGACTGAAATACTTAGAATTACCAACTCATCTAGTGACGTAATCATTAGACCTGTTGTTGACGCTAAAGATATAATTTTCCAACAGAGGGATGGTACAGAAGTTGCTAGAGTAGAAGACAACGGTACGTTTAATATTGTAACTGGTAAACTAGCAATCAATGGAACTGCTGTAAATTCTACCGCAGCAGAGTTAAACTATGTAGATGTATCTACACTTGGTTTAACAGAAGCAAGTAAAGCAGTAACTGCAGATAGCAATGGTGTTGTTAGCTTTGATAATGGTACGATTGAAGAGTCTACAAGTGTTAGCTCTAGCTCTGGTGCAGCAACTATAAACCTGAGAGATGGTAATGTATTTGAACATGATCTAACAGAGAATGTAACTTACACTTTTTCTAATCCAGCATCTAGTGGACGCGCTTCTGCTTTTATACTGAAGGTTATACAAGATTCTACTGCACGTTCTATAACATGGCCGAATTCAGTAGACTGGGCTGCAGCCACGGCCCCAACTATAACAACAACTAATAATGGCGTTGATGTGTTTGGATTTTTAACCATAGACGGTGGTACAACTTACTATGGATTTACGCTTGGACAAGCGATGGGATAATAAATGACAGCTTCTACTATTTTACTTAATGCAGCTTCAGGTGCGGCTGGTGATCCATTATTTGTGGAGAATGTGTTCAGTACGTTTGTATATGATGGCACTAATGATAATAACCACCGTATAAGAAATGGCATTGACCTAAGTGGTGAAGGTGGTTTGGTTTGGATTAAAAGCAGGGATGTATCTAGGAACCATGCTTTATATGATACAGAGAGAGGTGTTAATAAATATTTATCATCTAATACAACTAGTGCACAAACTGATCTCTCTAGTTCTAATGATCAAGGTGTAAAAGCATTTAATTCTAACGGTTTTACTATGGATGATGATGCTTTAGTAAATGCAAATGATCCCGGTCTTGTTTCATGGACCTTTCGAAAAGCCCCTAAGTTTTTTGACATTCAAACTTGGAGCGGCGACAACTCAACCAACAGAAGTATAAGTCATAACATTAATGGCACGGTTGGTTCAATCTTTGTAAAAAGAACTAACGGCACTGACAGTTGGTATTGTTATCATCGTGGCATTGGCGAAACAAAAACTGTATTTTTAGAAAGCACATTACAAGCATACACACGACCAGACTGGGGGAATACAGCACCGACGAGCAGCGCATTCACAGTCAACGGGATAACAAATACTACCGGATATGACTACGTTGCATACCTCTTTGCTCACAACAATAGCGACGGTGGATATGGAGATGATGCAGATCAAGATATAATTAAGTGTGGGAGTTATACTGGTAATGGGTCTGGAACAGGTCCAGTTGTTGATCTTGGGTTTGAGCCACAGTGGGTAGTGATTAAAAACGCGTCATCAACAGGCCCTTGGGTTGTATTAGACACCATGAGAGGATGGCCTGTTACAAACGATACTACATATACAGACCACATGCTGTGGTGGAATACAAGTGATGCAGAATACACGTCAGTGAAACGTGCAAATCCAACATCAACTGGATTTCAAATCCGACAAAACAATAGTCAAGTTAACACGAATGGAAACACCTACGTCTACATGGCAATTCGGCGTGGTCCAATGGCTACACCAACCGCAGCGTCTAGTGTGTTTGATATTCAAAATTCTACTACCAATAACCCTGCTTTTACTTCTGATAATATTATAGACACAGCTATGTTTACAAGTAAAGGTTCTAGTGACAATAGGTACTGGTCTTACAGATTAAAGGACAAGGGATATATATATAGTAACGCCAATAACATTCAAAATTCTGGTCAGAATGCATGGGATTTTGGAGCATCACAGTTTGGTCATTATCATAACTCCGGTGGTTTATCGGGCTATATAGGCTACTTTTGGAGGCGTGCTCCTGGTTTTCACGATGTGGTTATTTATACGGGTAATGATAATGCAAGAACGATAACTCATAATCTTGGCGTTGCGCCTGAAATGATGTGGATAAAAGGTATAGATTCGACGCCGCAGGATTGGGTGGTATATTATGGAGATGCAACAGATTACTTAAAATTAAATAAAACTGATGCAACAGCAGATGGTGATTTTGCTTGGAATGATACTGCACCAACATCAAGCGTTTTTTCATTAGGTAATGGCGGTATAGTTAATGGATCAGGTAAAAATTTTGTAGCTTTTCTTTTTGCTACACTTGCAGGGGTATCTAAAGTAGGCTCTGTGTCTCACTCTGGCAGTTCAACTGACGTAGACTGTGGATTTTCTTCAGGAGCCTCTCTTGTTATGTTGAAACGTACAGACTCAACAGGGGATTGGTACTGGTGGGACTCTACGAGTGGTATAGTCTCAGGTAATGATCCTTATATTTTGTTAAATACAAATGCCGCACAAGTTACTAACACAGACTTAATAGACCCACTATCATCAGGCTTTACTATTACAGATGATTTTACAGATGGTGACTATATCTTCTACGCAATAGCAGCCATATAGGTGAACAATGGGATTACTTAGATACAGAGAAACAGGTGAAGTAATTACAGAGGAAGAGTTTCGTTTTAGGAACAGAAAGCGTAGACCTCATAATGTACCACCTATGGGTCAGCTAACGAGAGAGTGGTTAGACGGTGAGGGTGTTGATCCTGTGCTTCCTGGACCAAAGATAGGATCAGTATATAATGGTGCATACAAACACTCTGATGGAAACTGGTACACACAGTGGTCAAACAATTAACACTTGCATTTTATTGAACAATATGATATAACTGTCTCCTAATAACAATAATAATAACGGAGTTTAACTTGTCTAACAAACTAGCTATAACAACTACACTAAATCAAGCACTACCTACTGCTGCCCCTGAGTACAAATCTATGCTGACAAATATCTCTGAAAAGATGCCAGCAGTTACACAGGCTACCAGCAACTTCCACAAATCACACAGTCAGTTTATGGGAGTTACACTTGATGTAACAGCTATTACCCCCATACGTAGCATTAAGCATACCCTAGCTGAAATAGATAAAACAAGGGCTGCACTACAAGAGGCTTACATAAGTGTGAGAAAAAAAGAAGTACAGTTAAAAAAGAAAGAACGTAAACTTGCAACTTGTGTTGATGACTTACAGCTAGAGTTACTAGAGATAGAGATACTAGAGATACAAGGACAATTAGAATCATCACGTAATCACATGCAAGGTGCAGTACGTAAAATGAACTTCTTTACTAATCAGTATGACAACCTGATGAAAAAGATAGGC